CATCTCAAGTAAACTTTTGTCACGTTTTGACAGTAAGGATTATGACCTGAAGTATTATATTGCTCTGGAACCTGATTCAACATTTGGATGAACATTTTTGTAACCTCTCCTTGGCCTGCTGAAAGTGCTGTCTGTCTCCCTGATAAACACGTTGTCAAAATGCCATTAGAGTGCTGTCAGATGCTCTCTATCGTGGCATCTGACAAATGGGGACATGGATACGGAACTCTTCCAAAGTCTGATGGAACGCCATACAAGACAGAGAAGGGAGCATTCCGTAATCATCCATGTACAAAGTGGGCAATGGAATCAATCCACAATGCCTACTGGTTAATTAAGTGGGGACTTAACTTGTCAGATGAGTACGCCCTTCGCTATAATAAGATTCACTCTTGTTATAAAACACTTGTGGATGCTTATTATCTTTTTCCTAAAGGAAAGATTACTGAAGTAACACCGTTTGCGAGAGCGATGCCTGATGAGTATAAACTTGACACAAGCATTGACACTTTTACTGCTTACAAGATGTATATCGCATCCAAATCTTGGGTTGCATCTAATTATCTTCGTATGCCAGAACGAAAACCTGATTGGGTATAAAAAATTATGAGTCGTGATGAATTTTTGTGGGTTGAGAAATATCGCCCCAAAACAATTGAAGATTGTATTCTCCCTGAGAATATTAAGAAAACATTTACAGACTTTCTAAATAAAGGCGAAGTGCCAAACTTGCTTCTTGCTGGTCCTGCTGGATGTGGCAAGACAACGGTGGCAAAAGCACTCTGTAATGAATTGGGAGTAGATGTTTATGTCATTAACGGATCCGACGAAGGTAGATTCCTCGATACTGTCCGAAACAATGCGAAGAACTTCGCTTCGACCGTCTCACTTTCGTCAACTGCTAAACACAAAGTCATCATCATTGATGAGGCAGATAACACAACAAACGACGTACAACTCCTCCTACGTGCTTCTATTGAGGAGTTTGCTAACAACTGTAGATTCATCTTTACCTGTAATTACAAGAACAAAATCATTGAACCACTCCATTCTCGATGTGCAGTCGTCGAATTTGGAATTAAGTCAAAGGAAAAACCAAAACTTGCTGCAGCATTTTTTACTCGCCTTCAAGACATCCTTCAAAAAGAGTCAATTCAATATGACCAAAAAGTACTGATTGAATTGGTTAATAAGCATTTTCCAGATTGGAGGCGAGTACTTAATGAGTGCCAACGTTATGCTGTTGGTGGAAAAATTGATACAGGAATCCTGGCATCATTCTCTGATACTAATGTAAATGAACTTATTAAAAATCTCAAAACTAAAAACTTTACTGAAGTCCGAAAGTGGGTGGTCGGGAACTTGGATAACGATGCTTCAAGTTTACTTCGTAGGATTTATGACTCCTCTCTTGATGATCTTTCACCCCAATCTATTCCTGCTGCCGTTCTTATTGTTGCTAAGTACCAATACCAATGTGCATTCGTGGCTGACCAAGAAATAAATCTTCTTGCTGCTCTTACTGAAATTATGGTGGAGTGTGAGTTTAAATGAAAAACAAAAAACTCAAAGAACTTATTCAAAAACCTTTAAGGTTTCATCATCAAGATATTCATGAGGAACTTGATGAACTCAAAAAACAACATCAAGTTAAATCCAAGTGGTACTATATCTTTTGGGGTTCTATGGCAATCGCTGTTGTTACTGGACAAGTATATATTGGTTTAGGATACAAAGAAATGGCAAATGCCTTTAAATCAATTCAAATTCATGTAGGATGTTCACAATGAATGTAAAACTTATTAGACTGAATACTGGAGAAGACGTTATTGCTGATCTAATCAGTGAGACTGAAAATTCTCTTGTTTTATCAAATCCAATTGTTGCGGTTCCTTCTGGAAGAGGTGAACTTGGGTTTGCACCTTGGTCTCCTCTTCTTAGTAAAGAAGTGAAAGAGATTACAATTAATAAACACTATGTTGTTTATGTATCTGAGACTCAAGATCAAATTGTAGAACAATATAATCAAATTTTTAGTCCAATCATCACACCTAGCAAACAACTATCCCTTTGATTTTTATTTTTTATTATGATTAACATTGAACGTATTAACCTTGAAGAGTTTTTTGGTTGCGTTAAAGCAACTAACACAACTCAAATGAAATCTAATGCATTTAAAACTCTCCGCACTTGGTTGCAAGAAAAGTCTTTTGCAAAGTGGAGTGATGGTCAACTTGAATATGTTGGTGATTTTAAAGATGGAGTTGATTTTGTCTCCGCTGATGAAGTTAACTATGAGATGAAAGGTAAACTTAAAATGTTTAATAAAAATGGATCTACTGGTGTTGTCGATCTTAAGAATTTTCGTGGGGAAACAAAAGTAGTAGAAAAAACTTTTGATTATATGCTCCTTGTAGATACTGATTCTATGACACTTGGAGTTACTGATTGGGAAACTGTTAATAAGCGCGTTTACTTCACTCCCAAATCTCCAGTTGCAAAATTTAAACTTCTTCCTGGTGATTTTACTATTCTTGCTTCAAATGTAAAACCAGCAGAAAAAAAAATTACTTCTGCACAGATTCTTGAAAATCTTCAGGAGATCCTTTGATGAAATCTCTTAAAACTCCCCTTCGTTATCCTGGTGGTAAGTCTCGTGCTTGTGAGAAGATGGGACCATACTTTCCAGATCTTCGTAACTATAATGAGTTCCGAGAACCATTCCTTGGTGGTGGAAGTGTTGCGATTTATATCACAAAAAAATATCCTAACCTAGATATTTGGGTAAATGATTTATATGAACCATTGGTAAACTTCTGGCAACAACTTCAGATGTTTGGTAATGATTTAAAAAATGAGTTAGTTGATTGTAAATTAGCGTATAATACTCCTGAACTTGCTAAAGAACTTTTCCTAAAGTCAAAGGAGCATGTAAATGACAAAAATATGCCCAGTTTTGATCGTGCTGTGGCTTTTTATGTTGTTAATAAGTGTAGCTTCAGTGGTCTCACAGAGAGTTCATCATTTTCAGAACAAGCATCGAACTCCAACTTCTCTATGCGCGGGATCGAAAAACTGCCTGCGTATTCTGCTTTAATTAAAAATTGGCGTATAACTAATTATTCCTACGACTATCTGATGGATGGAAACAAGAGTGCTTTTATGTATCTCGATCCTCCTTACGATATTAAGGACAACCTCTATGGGCGTAAGGGATCAATGCACAAAGGATTTGATCACGATAAGTTTGCTGCTGATTGCGATACTAACGATATGGATCAGTTAATCAGTTATAACTCCGATCAACTTGTAAAAGACCGATTTAAGGACTGGAACGCTGCTGAGTTTGATTTGACTTATACAATGCGTTCTGTTGGTGAATATATGCGTGAGCAAAAACAACGTAAAGAACTATTGCTTTTTAATTATGAAATGTCAAGTAACATTGTATAAGGCAGGAACTGTATTTAAGGAAGAAGTGATTGCAAAGGATTATCAAGATGCCCGACAAGTTGCTCTCGCTCGTAATCCTGGCGCAAAAGTTGTTGGAGTAACTGCTGTTTTTTGATAGGAGAATTATCTTGCTTACCTACGAATATAAATTCACACCACATATTAATCCAGGTATACTTGAGTTTCAATTATACAAATATCATATTGATTTACTTTGGTCTTATATCAAAAAGTCTACTGTTAATGATGGGTGGATACTTGATAAAGATAATAACGTTGTTGAAAGGGGACCTTATCAACAATGGGCTTTGTATGATACAACTAAACTTTTTGAGTCTGAAGTTTTAATTCCAGCAGTTAATTCTTATATTAGTCGTTGGGGATATCCAATGAGTTGTAAAACAACTCATTATCCAATTCCTTGCCTTAATCGCTTTTGGACCAGAATTTCAAGAGCAGGAGAATATCAACCAATACATAATCACCAATCTATTTGGAGCTTTATTATTTGGATGAAGATACCTTTTGAATATCAGGATGAGCAAACTGAAGAACTTGCAGAATTATATCCAGAATCTGGAAATATGACTATTTGTTATCTTGATTCTGTTGGAAGAATTCAAAAAAAACCCTATAGATTGGGTAAGAATTATGAAGGAACTATGATTTTATTCCCTGGAGAATTCAATCATATTGTTTATCCATATCATACTAGTGACGAATATCGAATTAGTATAGCTGGAGATGTTGCAATTGATAGTATGCAACACTTAGAACCATTACCCACAAATACTTTTAATGATTTTAAGTATGGAAATTTCTATAATGCTGAAAACAATAATGAAGTAAATTAATGGAATTAAAAGATTGGTTAAATTCAATTAATCACACAAAAGATAATCTAGTATCTGATGATCCAACTTTAATTAAAAGTTATCCACCTTATATTATTAATAGGTGTCTATCATCTCATATTGACGCAATTTTTTTTGCAAATGAAATGAATAAAAGTCATTTTCTAGACAAGGAACTGCAATATTCTTTTTATCTAAATAGTTTGAGGAAAAAGAAGAGATTCTCTCCTTGGCTCCGAAAAGATAAAGTTAACGACCTTGATATTGTAAAACAATACTATAGTTATAGTAATGATAAAGCAATGCAAGCACTGAAAATTTTATCTAGAGAACAACTCGATTTTATTAAACAAAGACTTGATACTGGTGGAAAGAACAAATGACTAATAATACTATTGAACCTCAGGTTAATTGGACACCCAATATGATGGTGGAAGTTATTCTTAATGAACCTGACGACTTCCTTAAAGTTCGTGAAACTTTAACTCGCATCGGAGTTGCATCGCGCAAGGAGAAAAAACTCTATCAATCTTGCCATATTCTACATAAGCAAGGTAGATATTATATTACCCACTTTAAAGAATTGTTTGCTTTAGATGGCAAACACGCAAATCTTACTGTCAATGATATTCAAAGAAGGAATAGAATTGCAAGACTTCTTTCGGATTGGGGTCTGATTAGTGTTGTGAATGGAGACTCTATTAGTGACATTGCACCACTTAATCAAATTAAAGTTCTCTCTTATAAAGATAAAGGAGACTGGATTCTAGAACAAAAATATAATATTGGGTCTAAGAAGAAACCATCTGACGATGAGTAATAGAAACCGTATAAAAAAGTGAGGGGTTTACTACCCCTCTTTTTTTGTAATCTTGTATAATTAGTAATGGGTGCCGAAAGGGTCCACAAAATACAAACTCGCTTTTAAAGGAGCTACCATAATGACTAACCTTGTAACCTCACGGTTTACATCTGCGGATTTGCCTGCCTTGATGGACAGGATTACCCGCAATAGCATTGGAATGGATGAATATTTTGATCGTCTATTTAATCTTCATGAAACTACATCTAATTATCCACCATACAATCTTGTTCAGGTAAGCAATGTGGAATCACGCCTAGAACTTGCACTTGCTGGATTTAAAAAGGAGGAAGTTCATGTATACACGGAGTATGGAAAACTTTTTGTCGAAGGGCAAAAGGAGGACAGAGAGACTGATACCCATTACCTCCATAAGGGATTGGCTCAACGATCTTTCAAAAGAGCGTGGACAATCGCTGATGACACTGAAGTACGAGAGGTTGCCTTTGATAATGGATTGTTGACTATTGTTCTTGGTAAAGTAGTTCCAGATCATCATGCTCGTAGAGATTATCTCTAAATAAAATAAAAACAATGAAAACATTCCGCCAATTTATTACTGAAATTAAAACCATAGGTTTTAAAATGGCAAAACCCCATAAAGTTTATAGTAAAAATAGAGTGACAAACATTGGTGCTGGCAGAGCAGTTCCAAAAAGATCTGCATCAAGTGCTGGGGGTGATGGTGGTGATGGTGGCGGCGGAGATGAATAAATAATACTGAATATCGTCGGCGCAAGGGCGAGAGCTGGCAAATATCAGCTCTTGCCCCATTTTCTTTTTTGTGCTAGTATTTAAATAAAGTTTTATCAAAATTATGGCAATTAAATTAGCTGTTGTAAAAACAGGAGAACAGATTGTTACCAAAGTTGAGGAAATGCTTCTTGAAGATAAAGTAGTTGGATACTTTTTCATTAAACCTTGTTTAGTAAAAACTACAGATCCAAAAGTTAATAAATCAACTGGTAGTGCATCACTTGATATTAAATTGAGTCCATGGATTCCATTGGGCAAAGGAATTAGATTTCCAGTTCCTCTTGACTGGATTGTTACGTTTATTGATCCAGTAGACGAACTACACAAAATGTATGTTGTAGATATTCTTAGAGAAACTGAAGAAACTCAAGAACAATCTATTGTTTTAACCGATTCATGTGAGGATTGCTGATATGTCAAAAAATTCAAAGGTAATTATTTTT